TCCGTAGACTGCACTTTTTTATGGGTCACTCCCCGTTTTCTTGAGAGGAGTAGTCATGTAAAAATGATTTGTGATATGGCTCGTGAATTGTCCCCGTCTATTCTTTTTCTAGAGGATATTGACCTTTATAGTGAAGACCGTCGGTCGGTTGGAAACGCCTCTCTTTTAGGAGAACTAATGAATCAACTTGACGGTCTCATTGAAAATCACTTTGTAATTGTTATCGCAACTACCAATCGGGTAGATGACGTTGAAGAGGCCTTACGGAATCGTCCAGGGCGATTTGACCGTATCCTTGACATTGCTCTTCCGACCCCTGCTGGAAGACTACACATGCTTCAATTGTTTACTAAAAATTACAGGCTAGATGGCGTAGATTTAGAAGTCATTGCACAGCAGACGGATAATTATTCAGGCGCACACGTAAAAGAACTTGTAATTACTGCAGCGATTGCTGCCATTGACGCAAAATCTTTAACCGAAGACGGATTGGTAATTCTGAAGTCCTCGTATTTTACCGATAATATCGAGAAAGTTCGTAATAAAAAAATGGAGCCTGTTGCTGGGTTTGGGACTCCAGTTGCAATCAAGCCACGGTTTGACATAGACGATGACGACTAAACTAAAGGAGCTACTAAATGTCTAAAACTTTTATTGATTTAATTCAGGACCAATTTCAATTCGGGGGGATAAAGTATGCTTCTAAAAATGCTGGAAAAGAAGCTACAGATGAGCTGGTAGAAGATTTTGGTTGGAACTGGCTAATAGGAACCCAGGCAAAGTATGTCAAGAGATATCGCAACCAGGTCTTAGAAAAAGACCTTCTCAAGATAGGATGCTACCAGTTTATTAACTGGCTGAAGCGTGGTTATCATTTAAGTCCACTGGGTACTGCCGAAATGATGTGTACCACGGTTACCACTAAGTCGGAATTCTTTCCGAAGTTCATAAAGAAACTTCGTGAGCCTAAAGCATTCAACCTCATTGCAAGTCGGGAATATCTCTTGCAGGAGATTTATACCCGATTAATGGATTTACGAGTCAACATGCTGGAGGCTCATTTTTTAGAAATCTGTGCACTCTGTTCTGAGCTGTGGATATTAGACGGCTGGGATAAGCAGGAAGAACACAAGACCGACACGTGGAAAAAGGGAGAACCAAGCAATGGCACGAAAGCCTAAAAGCTACACCGTAGATTTCACAGCTCTGGAACAGAAGGCAAACAACAAGAAATACTTAAACCCTTTTGAACAGGAACTCATAAACCACATAGCAACCGTCGGTAATCCTGGTTCCTCAGTGCTAAGTCAGCACCAGCTAGCAACCCTTGACACCGTGTACGAGGCCATGGAAAGCCTCACCCCGCGCCAACAAGAGGTCCTAAAAATGTCTTTTGGGCTGGACGAACACGAGGCAATGACAGAACTTCAGATAGCAGAACAACTTAGCATCACTCAGCAAGGCGTGCACGATATAAAGTCACGAGCTATCAAGGCAGTTCAGAAAAAACTCAGCACGGCTTATTCCGCCTTAAAGTCCTCAAAAGGCACTAAAAAGTAACTATTTTTCACTAGGTACTTGTTTTTTGCCTTTTTCTTCACTATAGACTCTGCCTAATAAGGAAGGGACAATTTGTTCCTTTTTGCCTTTTCTCTATACAATGTGTCATTTTGGCACACCCCTCTATGGCTAACACACACAAAAAACTAAAAACCAAGATAGACGTTACCGAGACTGGCAAGTTGCTTCCAGTTAAAAAAGAACCAGACCAGCTGTGTAACGCTAGACTTCGCTATAAGGATGGCTACTGTGTTCGTCCAGCGGGCGACGACACCGACCACGTTGGTACAGGACGGTGTAAAGAACATGGCGGCGCAAACTTAGGTAGACCACGAGTAAGCTTTTCTCCAACAGAATTTGACGAAAACGATATTCTTAAACGGCTCGAAGTAATTGTAGAATCAGACCCCTCTTCTATTGCAGTGGTGGATAACGAAGTCACAATGCTACGGTCCGTTTTTTATCGTTATATGAAGACATGCAGTGAGCAAGGGCACAAGCTCCCAAATCCTTCGGATTTGAAAAAGTTCACTGATGCCTTAGCAAAGATGCTGGAAATTAAAGCCAAACTAGAACATCGAAATACTCCGAAAACGCAAATCATCAACACCAATGTATTTGTACTGTATGTTACTCAAATAAATAACATTTTAAAAAAACATATACAGGATGGTGATTTGCTAAATCGGATTGCCGATGACTTAGAAAACTTACAGTTACCTGAGCTAACCGATGACAAACAAGGATGACTTTGATTTAGTAAAAAATGCCGCTACAGCTGCAAGTAAATCATTGCGGCTTACTGACGAGACCTGGGAAGAAATTCCAGTTTCATCTTCGGTGTTCTTTGAAAAGTTTTTACGAGAACCCTGCTATCCTGAGCAGCAAAAGTTTGTCGATGCCATTCTTGGAACAGACCCCGTTGTTTGGGACAATACTTTTGACGAAGGCATTGCAGCGATTGGCAAAGGGGGTGGGAAGGACCGTACAATTTGCAAGGTCCTAACCTACTGTGCGTACAAATTACTGTGCAGCCGAAATCCCCAGAAACTTCTTGGACTAAACAACAATGTTGCTGATGGTCCTGAATCATCCATTGATTTAGCCAATGTTTCTTTGAATGCACGTCTTGCAAAGGATGTGTTCTTTAAGAATTTTACAGCCATGATTAGGGCCTGTAAAAATCCAAAGACTGGAAAAAACTGGTTTGAGGAGCACGGGTTAGACCTTAAACATGACATTTTAACTAGGGAGATTACCTTTCCTAAAGCCATCACAGCTTACTCACTCGATAGCGAGGAGTACACTGGCGAGGGTCTTAACATTTTGGTTGCTATCTTTGATGAGGTCGGTGGATTTGACCCAAGCAAAGCAGACAAACTTTACACAGCACTAGTCTCGACACAGAAAACACGTTTTGCTGCCAATCGTAAAACGATGCTAATATCGTATAAACGTGACGATAACGACTTTATGATGATTCGATATCAGCAGGCTGAAAAAGAGGAACGTACTTTCCGAGTAAAGGCTCCGACGTGGGTTTGGAATCCCAAGCGCACCAAAGCCGATTTTGCAGACGACTACTTAAAGAGTCCTGAAGACGCAAAACGTATTTACGAGTGCGAGGGTTCGACAGCAGCAGAAGGTTACTTCAAATATAAGTCTCGCATCCGAGAAATCATTAATCAGAATCGGGTGTCCCCTGTTGAGGGTGACCTCGTATGGACCAATGACATTCTGAAGTTAAAATTTAAAGAATTCTTCAGACCTATTAAAAATCAACCCTATTTTATACATATTGACTTAGCCAAGGGTAAAGAATCAGGCGACTACATGGGTATCGCCATGGGGCACTTTACTCGTAATAAAAGCATAAACCTTAGCGACGATTACATAAAAGAGTTAACTAAAGCTGAGGGACTTTCTACGGCAAACATAAGCACCCAGAAGCAGCCCGCAGCAGTAATCGACTTTATGATGCAGGTTCGAGCGCGGCCTAGTCAGGAAATTATTTTTGACGAGATACGCCAGTTTGTACAAGGGCTTTACAAAAGCGGCTTCAATATTAAGCTTGTAACCTACGATGGCTGGCAATCGGTCGATAGTTTACAGTTACTAATTAAAGCAGGCATTCCCGCAGAAGTGCAATCAGTAGACAGAAACACAGAAGCATACGACACACTCAAAGAGCAAATCTACAAAGGCTTGCTAGACATTTATCACCACCCAGTTTTCATTCGGGAATGCGAAGAGTTGATTCGTAAACCGAACGGTAAAGTTGACCATCCAGAATTATCATATCGACGGTCACTTGAAGAGGGTAGAAAAGAAGGAAGCAAGGACTTGGCAGACGCATGCGCTGGATGTGTCAATCTTTGCATTAAAAATGCCAAAGCACAATTTAGCGCAGGAGTAGCAGGTAGCACACGATTAGCAGACAAAGACACATTTCGTCGTCCTGATGAAGACGAGAAGCAATCCCTAACATTCTACGGAAAGAAGGCTTAACTTTTATGTGGTGTGATTGGTGCGGACTAACGGTTTCGGCGCAAACTACTGTCAGACTTACCTCTGACGGACATGAAATTCTTGTCGAATACTGCAGTCACTGCATGAGAAAATCGGAAACAGAATACGTTAAAGGGCCTACTACTAAAATCCACGTGGATACAGCCAAGCGTCCTGCAAAGAGAATCTAATACTTTATACCTCTTACTCTTACGGGACTTGCACTTATAAAGGAGCATTAAATGGGACAGAAGTATCTGGGAACACCTGGGCATTGGACTCCAATTTCGGATGACGATTTTCACCGAGTACTTGGTACTACAAAGCCTGCAGATGTAAATGCCCTTACCATGGGTAAAGTTGTTCGATACACGGTAAGCGGTGTTACAAAAATTGGGAAAATTAGCGGGACAGACAAAGCAGGTCTGTTATTGATTGCACCAGTTTGCAATCAGTCTAAGTCTGGCTATCAGTTTTCAACTCTACAAGACAAGGTTTCAAAATCTGACGTGACAGGGCAAATTCAAACAACCTTATGAATAGACTAGAAGCATTCCGAAATCTTATGGGTATTCTGAATCGGTATAAAAATCCGACAGCACAGAATGTTGCTACTATCCAGAATCTTATTTCTCCTCCATATAAAGGCGAGACTCCTCAGCCTACAGAACACACCTATCCAGAGTCTTTGTCAGGTTTACACGACCAAAATAGAAAACAGCGAATTACTTTAAGCGGTGACACCAGTGGGAAAGCCCCACTGGTTTAATTATTTTAGGGGCCAAATAACATGACAGAAACCTGTAAAATAAATGACCTGCTTGCCAATCCGTACAACAGAGATATTGACCCCGATAAGGTTGCACGTATTAAAGCAGAAATTCAGCGCACGGGTGAGGTTTATCCGCTAGTCTACTCTGAAGTAGACAACGACGGAAAACCTGGAAAAATGGTGACGGACGGTCACCACAGATTTGTTGCACTAAAAGAATTAGGGCATGAGGAAGTTCCAGTTGTTCTTTCTGATGAACGTGGTCTTAAGACAAAAGCCCCCAAAGAAGAAGTTGTTAAGATGGTAAAGGGCCTTGCAAAAGCCTGGTTTGGTGATTCCGAGCGTCATGCGGAGGTAGCAAGACATGACAGTGTTAGCACTGCAGAGCCAAAAGCAGATACCCACGAAGGCCTTAAAACTGCAGTAAAAATAGCAGCAGTCGCAGCCCTGGCTGTCGGTGGCATTACTGCATTCAAGAACAAAGCTCTTAGAGAACTTATAGCAACCCAGGCCAGCAGAATGCAGACGCTGCTTCCAAATGGTTCTGCAGGAAAATCAATCGAAACCTTGTATCACGGAACTGGCAACAACACAGGCCTAATACGAAGTCAAAAAGGCATCGTATTCTTAACAGATTCCAAGTTAGCTGCGCAAACATACCGTGAAGAAAAAGTTCTTCGCTCACTCTTTACAGACTCTCAACTAGAGCATCTACAACTTGAGACTCTGGATGATGTTGGCATGGGCCTCAGCCCAAGTGTTGGCATAGATACTCTACGATACGAAGCATCTCGTGCAGGATTCAAGAACCTTGATAAGTACGGTAAGGTTTTAACGCTCAAAGTAAGTACAGCAAACACGCTTGACCTCAGCAAATTTCCAAGCACAATCATTCCTCACAGAGACTGGGATGTTCTACGCCAGCACAAACTTGTTTCCGAGGGTCCGTGGAAGGCTCTTTCCGAGGACGTTCGAGATGAGATAAATCAGGACTTTCAAGGCAGGCCTTTATGGCTCTTCTTGGAACAAGAGGGGCACAGAGCAGCAAAAGAAGCAGGCTACCGAGGTGTGCGTTTTCCTGACCTTGACCATGCTGGGCGAGAACACATGTCGCTAGCAATTTACGACTCGTCAAAACTGAAGACTACACAACCAGGAGACCTTGCCAAATCTATGGCAAAAGCCTGGTTTGGCGACCCTGAACGTCACGCAGAAGTGGCACGACATGATGGAACACGGAATCCTGAGGACGTTAAAACTGGCTCTCACGAAGGCTTGAAAACTGCCATTAAGGTTGCAGCAGTAGCTGCCTTAACCGTTGGCGGAGTTGCCGCACTAAAAAGCAAAGCCCTCCGAGGTATGCTTTCAGTTTCGGCTGGAAAAGTTGTTTCTACAGGTATGGCTCCTGTTAGCGTAGCTACTGGAAAAGCCACTAGTAAACTAGCAACTTCAACTTACGAAGCTACTCTTGCAAACGGAGGACACACAGTCTCCATGGCTGGTGAAGTTCCCAACGCACGTTACATGGTTTCTCCGTATAAAGCTAACGAGAAGATTATTTCAGTTGGCCAATTTAAAGCACATAGCGTTGACGCATACGCAAAACAGAATGCAGATTTACTAGCAAAACCAAATCACCATCTTGGAACTTGGCATAACAAAGAAACTGGTAATGTTCATTTAGATGTGTCACTTCCGCATGATAATCGGTTAGCTGCACTAGAGACTGGTCAAAAGCATGGACAGCTAGCGATTTACGATAGAACTGCTGGGCGTGATATTCCTATTAATCCTGAAACTATTGCACAAGCAAAATTTGTGGAAACAGTGCGAGAGCGTTACAACTATGCACCCCACAGCTGGAAGCCAGCTTTAGCTGAGGACGGCTTTGGACTGGACGCTCTTCAAGAGGTTGGACTTGCCACAGCACGTGGTCCTTCTCGTGGGTCAGTTTCAATTGTTTACAATCGCACCAATGGCTACTTTGGAGTTGGTGACATAAATCGTGAACACAGTGACATTTTTGCTAACATACAAGACTTCTATGGTGCCAAGGTTCAGGGGGATTTAGACACTCGATGGGCACGTATGACATACGCACCAGCACACGGGGCAACGGGTGGTTCTGGAAAATTAAATCTTTGGAATTGGTCTACCGAGTTTGAAGAAGCACGTGGGACATCTTCTAAGAATTACGCTGACACCCTGGAATCCGTTATCAGAAACAAGAACTTTCCTGATGACTTAATCTTTGGAGTAAAAACTCCTTTTAGGCAACTGTCAGAAGAAAAGACACTTGGGGAATGGCGAGAGCTATACGGCAAATCTAAAAAAGGAATCCTAACAGAAGGTATTGACGCATTTATGAAGAACATTGACGAAATGAAAAAATCCGAAAACGATTCAGCAATTCCAAATCGTACCGCAATGGCTGCCGAAGAGCAAGCCGAGCATCCGACGCTTCCCGCACCTGTGATTGACCAAATTGTGCAGGACCATTTAAAGGTTGGCAAAGATATTCTTTACAAGCGTGGCATTGAAATTGCAAAAGCCATTCTTGATAAAAGCTACAAAGCACTTCCTGAGAAGAAGAAACTTATAATTAAGCCCCTGGTTATGGAACCCACGGTTACAAAGGCGAACGATTATCATACAACCATGGGCAGCATTCGTTCTGCAGGAGCAGCACGGGGTCACTTTACAGACGCTGAGATAGATTCCGTTCCTACACCGTCGTATCTTAAGCCTACAATGCCACAAGACCAGCTTAGACGGCAAAAACTTTACCACCTAAACCATACCGAACTTGATGCTGGAGAAGCTTCGTCTTTCGGAAAGGCATTCCCCAAAAAGGATGCCAAGGATACTGAAAAGCTTCCTGTCAAAGAGGAAGAGCAGCCCAAGGACAGCACAGAGGCAGCAGTGGAAGAAAAGCCTGCCCAGACCAAAGAGGAACCTACCAAGGACGAAGAAAAACTTATGGAAGCACCTGCTTCCTCGAAGGTTAACCGAGAAGTTCCTACTGAAGAGTTTGCCCAGCCGAACACACAGGAGTCAATAGAGCAGGTTCAGTCTATTGACGAAACCCTGGTTGCATTGCATGGTGCTCTTGTTGAACTGGAAGCACTCGCCAATGACCAGCAGATGCTGAGTGACGACGAGATGCAGGTTATCATTATTCCTCTCCAAGAGAAAGTTTCTTTGTTGCTAAACTCCCTAAAAGGTGGTATACTAGGAGAGTCAGAAGAAGTTTCTCAAGAACCTACCGAAGACACTCCAGAAGAGACTGAAGAAATCGAAGAACCCACAGAGGAAACACAATCTGAAGAAAAA